CCCATGAGATCCATCCCGAAACAGGGAAGGTTACTCCCTGTCTTAGGATAGATTACATTGTTATAGATATCTGATTTTTCATTGTAGATATCTACTCGCCTTGACTTTATAAAATGTGGAGCAGTAAAGATGTCTGCTGTTAAAGTCAGATCATCTCTACCATGCCACTCACACCACCGTGAATCGAATTTAAACTCAGGGAAAACATCATCAAGAACTTTTTTATAGTTGACCCAGAGGTCAACTGTATTAGTCATCGGATGCTAGGGATGCAAAGTATGACAGTGCATCGTCATCATCAACGACTGCTTCCTTCTTAACTGGACTAGCAGCAGCACCTACCTTCTCTCTGAAAGATGAAGGAGTAACACTTGCTGTTGGTGGTGCAGTGATAGGAACCTCAAGTTCTTCAGCAACAGGTGCTGCTTGTCTACGTTGACCACTACCTAAAACAAGATTCAATCTTGCTTCGAGGTCATCGTAGGACTTGAAGTTGTCTTTTGCTGTGAACGCTTCAAGGGAGTGTTCCAACTTCCAGGTTGCTTCAAGTTCAGAATCATCTGCACTAAGAGCAGACACACTATCGAACTCACTGCTATCATAATTCCAGTAACCTGCTACCTTTTTGATCTTCAACTTGAAGTTAGCACCTTCCCAAAGATCAAACACATTTACTGGTGTCTCATCTTGGAACTCAGGTTGCATTGCTGCAAGAATCTTATCATGGATCTTCTTGCCATACTTGTACAAGAATACTTTACCCTCATTCTCAGGGTTCTTGGGATCTTTTACAACATAGATGTTGCTGTAGTATGAAAGCTTACGCTTCTGCTTACGTGCAGTATCTTTGTCTGCATCTTCACCACTGTTCCATAGTCTGCGGTTGACTTCACCTACTGGATCCTTCTCACCTAATGTTGTGAGACTGTTCTCAATGTACCAACCACCTGGTCCTTGAAAGGCATGTGAATATAACTTTGCCCAAGGTACTGTCTCACCATCTGGTGCTGGTAAAAATCTGATGACTGCATAACCGTTACCGCTTGCGTCAACTTCTGGTTTCCAAAATCTATCATCAGCGTTGTTGTTTGATGATGATTTCTCTAGTTCCTTCTGAAGGAATTGAAAATTGCTACTGGATTTTTTCTTTAATTCTGCGAATGACATATTGTTTTAGATTTAATTGGATTTGGGGTGGGAGGTAGGAATAATGTGTACCTACAAACACAGGGCATTTCTACATAAGTAAATTTTTACTGCGTTGCATGAGTCCTGTCTGGTTGGACAGTTCTGTTGTTGCCAACAGCGAGCACCACCTCTGACTCATCACCTTAACTAGACCATTGCCAGCAAGTTTAATTCAGTCACTCCCATGTCAGGTAGCGAACCCGACATTTATATTTATAGCACGGTTAGGAACCTTTGTCAAGTCCTTCAACATGGTTTCTGTATGCTGTAACTTTCTTTAACAAATCGTTAAACATCTGTAGTACATCCATGTTTGGATCTCCACCAAGCAACAGTGCTGCTTGCTTCATGTTCTCTTTGATAGACTCTGCCTCTGGATCATCAGTCAATTGAATACGAGTATAAAATATCTTTTGTTTCTCAATCAATTCAATCAATGCATCGAAGTATTCTAACTGTTGTTCCTTCTTCAATAGAGGAAGGTTCATAGCAGACTTGAAACAAAACTCTTGGAGTGTTGTCATCTCTTGTATCGTACCACGTACGAGTTCTGATTGAAAGAATTTTCCCATTAGACTAGAAGTAATTTTGCTCTTGATGTTTTTTTAATAAAGTTTAGTTCCTGTGCTTCATATTTAATCTTTTCTTTGAGTGGTTTCGATAGTAATTTAGGTACTGATTCCACTTCAATCTCATTCACTTCACAGAAATGTAGAACTGCATCAATATAATTCATGTCAGAATTATGGACAGCAATCTTCTCAACTTCCTGCGAAAACTTTGCAGGTGTCATAAATTTATCCTCTAGTAGTTTTGATTTATCCATATTTGTTTTGGTACTGGTCGATGTATTGAATGAGTTTCAAAAGAAACTCTTTCTTTGGTGGGATTACTTTCACTTGTGTCTCACCGTTTTCACATGCGACAATAGTCACCAGTTGTTTAACAGTTATACCATAAATCTCCTGTAAACAACATGCATATGCTGTCTCTTGGATATAATAGTCGTAAAGGTAAGCCTCTCTCTTAGGTTCGGCAGCAGTCTTAAAGTCTATGATGGATAAGACTCCATCAAATTCAGCAATACAATCAACACGACCAGCAATTTCAAGATGATCAGAGTATAGTGCTGCCTCTTGCAAGAATATATTATTTATCCTGTCTAGCACACACTTACTTGTATTAAACATGACTACAGGTAAAGGAGAATCCTTGTAAGAATCTATGTCTAGATTATTATTAAAGTAATCTTCAACGATAGAATGATACGTTGTTCCTCTAGTGGTAGAACGTTTACAGATAGCATCTGCTTTAGCATTACCTATCCTTGCTCTCCACTTTGCAATGCCAGCCTTCTTAGCAGGGTTATTACTAATGACTGTAGTGATAGAAGGATAGTTGCGACCACTAGGTGTGGCATACAACCTCCTACCTTCTACCATCTTAGCATCCATTACAATAGGATTGATGTCCTCCTTGTGTATAAACATTATAAACTGAGCGACATCTTACTAATGAGGTAAGACTTTATCAATCCAGAACGAACGATATCTCCTACCCCAAACTCAACCATAGAAAACTCATCCATGTTCTCAAGGATGCGTTGGAAGTCTACGATACCATTCTTCTCTTTGTCTCTAGTTAAGTCTGTCTGATTTACATCACCACAGAACATAATCTTAGAGTCTTGACCAACACGAGTCATGATAGAATCAAGCTCGTGGAAGTTAAGATTCTGACACTCATCAACAATAACAATAGCATTGTCAAGAGTTGTACCACGAAGGAACGATGTAGACCAGAAAGAAATAGTCTCTTGGTGCTTAAGATTTTCATATAACATTTCGAAACTAGCATCATCAGGCATTTCAAACTGTGCCTGAACCATATTCTTGTATGGTATTTGATAGATGTCAGACTTATCTTCATGATCTCCTGGTAGGAAACCAATCTCTCTTGTTGCTACAAGAGACCTAACAATATAAACTTTATCATATGGTGTGAAGTCACTTAGTACATCTTTGAGTGCAAGATACAATGCAATGAATGTCTTACCTGTACCAGCACAACCATAAGCAAAGATGTTTTTATCTTCACTCCAATCTTTAAAGAACAACTCTTGGTTCTCTGTGAGTGGTTTGATGTCTGTCATGTAAGACGAATCGATAGGCTTCTTACGCCTCATCTGTCTCTTAGACATCTTAGTTTTTCTTTGTTTAACTGCCATAGTTAACTACCACCCCAATCATATCCACGACGATCAAATCCTTTATCAACCTTACCAACTCTACCAATGACATCTTTCCAACCTGGATGTGTCTTTGACATTTTATCACGCCAGTCACCTACTTCAGTAACATGGTTACCAACACCTGCTTGCCAATCTTTATGCCAATCAGGATTATCTTTCAACCACTGATCATATTCTTTCATTGTCATTCTCAACTCCTGTTTCTCACCAGTTGTCTTGTGTATTAAAGGATAGGTAGGCATGTTAGTTCCACTCCAATGCGTTAGATACAATAGGAAATTCTTTTTTAAATATATCTCTACACATCTCAGCAATTTCCATGTGTTCTTTCTGAGTACCATGTGCAGAACGTAGATCAATATAGTGTACCCATGAGCGTACACTACCAGTCATATATAACCGAGTCGGTGTAGCAAGAGGTAGTACAAACCGAGCACACTCCTTAGCGATACCTGCGTGAAGCATCTTCTTATACAGATCAATACTAGCATCAAAATGCTTTCGCATCTCAATCTCAAAGTTCTGTCGAGTATGAGGATCTATATCATCAATACTATTCTGTCTATTCTTTGTATCCTGACGACGTAGTTCAGGTAAAGGAATATCCTCTCTAATATGAGAGACATCTGCATACCTCTGAGAGAACTCTTGGTATGTAAATGATCTATGCCTTAGTATCTGTGCAGCGAGACCACGAGTAGTCTCAATCTCCACAGTCATGTGTGCTTGCTCAAAGACCGACCAGTGACCGTGCTTTATGCAGTAGCTTAGTAAACCAGCGACGTTTGGATTGTCTTGGTTGTTCGGGTTGCTCACCCTCGCCACGTACCCCATCGTCTCTTCTGCCTTCGGGGTTACTGTTATCAGTTTCACTTGTTGCATACTTTTTCTTTAATGATTTTCGAATATACTTGGCGTACTTGACATCCTCTTTAGTATACCACTCTGGATGCTTTTTGGCAAGCTTGATTATCCTTTTCGCTGTCTTCCTTTTGTCCTTTCTCTGACTCTCTTCCACCATAAGGCTAGTCTTACTTCATTAGGTATTTATATCGGACTTTCAACACAAAAAAATCCTGGAAAAAATTTTCCAGGATTCAGAGAAATCAAATTGTGATTTTGATTTATGCAGCAACTGGTTTGTTGCTGTGCTTCACTCCACGATAAGTCATCTCTGACTTAACAGGTGCTGAAGCTTTGCGTGTATCAGTGTCGTACTTGACACCACGATAAGTGACTTGTGCCATTGGGTTTCTCCAAAGTAGTAGGGTGTTTAGTCCGTTCCTTTAGTCAACTTGTGCGTCCCACTCACAATGAGTTGTTTCAATTAACACTACGCTGATCATCTCAGCACGTGTCTCGTCTTCTATCTTAAACTCATTGATCTTATCGATAAGAGCTTGAGCTTCAATACAAGAAAAGGCGGTTGCGATAACTGCTAAATGAACCATAGGATGAACGATCCGTTCCGAGTCGGCTTACTTGCGACCTCTTACGAGGTTGAACGATGTGTTAATACTAACACAATTATATTATATAGTCAAGTTGGACTGTAGTCCTTGATACATTTCTTAAGATTCGTATGAATGTGGTATGTAATCTGGACAGAGCATAGCACCTGCAAGTTCTCTAGCAGATACACTCTTATCACATAGGGTTTGCATCCAGATCCGTTCCTTTAAAGAAACTTCACCGTCAGTTGACATCATTCTACAAACAATATCAGTGAGCTGCAACTGGGATGCTTTGCTTAACTTGTTGGATGGCCGCAGGAAGGATAGCATATTCTTGTCTCTGTATTTTAGGTGTTAATGTTTCTACTGTATCATCAGGTTCAATGGGAACTTTCAATTGAAGTATCACTTCACCTGAATCTAACTCATCGTTCACATAATGAACAGTGCAACCTGTTTCCTTATCACCTGACTCCAATGCTTGTTCGATTGCATGAAGTCCTTTGTACTTAGGAAGCAGTGATGGATGTAAATTTATTATTCTATTGGGAAATGCTTTAACAAATTCAGGTGAGATCACCTTCATGTATCCAGCAAGAACAATAAGATCAACTCTCCATGCTTGCATCAGTTGAATGATTTGTTCCTCATCTTTATGTTTTATATAACAATGAGGGATACCGAATTTTTCTGCTCTCTTGGCAGCACCACAGTCCTTCTTGTTGTGTATCATCAACACAACCTCATCTTCCCAACATGATCTAAGGATATTTTCGAAGTTGGTTCCGTTGCCAGAACATAATACTCCTAATCTCATGGCATTAATGCGATTAATTTATATAGAATGTAACAATTAATACTCCACTAGTATGTTACCAGACAAAGTTGTACCAGTATTTCCAGGTAATACTTCATGTCCTAAGAAGGATGGAAACATTACTAGAGATCCTGGTTCTGCACATGGTCTGTAGTCCATCGGGAATACCTTTGAGCAGTCACCCATATGATTCTGAACCAATGGCATGATAGGATTAATGAATGCAGTCTTGGATGTTACATCCTCATAGATGATGAAACTCCACTGTGCATTCGGATGAATATGATATCCTTGATAGGATCGAGGATCATATTTGTTCCTCCACATACCAGTGAACTCAATAGACTTGGGTATGTCTTCCAAAGATTCTAGCAGAGGTCTGACTACTGTCAACAGGTACGACCATGTACTGTCATAAACCTTAAGACCACTATTAAAAGTGGTGAGCACACCACTCTCCCAAGTAGGTGCGAACTCACCAACGCCAGTCTTTATTTTTTTCAAGTTAATCTTCTCTTGGAAGATTGGAATAGCAAAAATTTCTTTTTTCATTCACCCCATGGATCTTTAATGTCAACAGGCTTAGTCTTTTTCTTTGGCAAGAATTTATTAATCCATTGCCACAACTTCTTCATGACCTACCACCCCATTGTATCTGTGGAAATGCTTCAGACACACATGCTTTAGTGATCTTCCATCTCTTACCAAGTTTCTTATCCTTAACAAGTACAAGCACCTCTGCTTCACCTTTGTTAAGACCCTCTAGCATTTGAATAAACATATTCTCACGCTTGGTGCGAGATACATTTGATCCACCCTTAAAGAAATGATGTAGCAACCTAGCCTCTTTCTCCAAGAGTGTGTGCTCTGTACCTTCTGGTGCATCATTAGGTGTGTAAGGTACGCTGCCTTCTGGTAGCAGACTAACCACTGTGTCATCAAAGTTAATGATGAACAAAGATCGCAGTGCTTGAGTGTTATACTCTTTCAACAATGCAATCTTTTCTTTCTTTGTTTTTGCGTTGGATACTTTTTGTAGTATCTCATGCATCAGAAGTTTCATCTATTTCATCCTCATTAATAAATTTTACTGATAGTAATTGTTCATTGATCATCATTCCATTTTCATCATACATTTCTGGGTGATATGCTACCTCATCTCTAGACCACATGTAATCATGTGCAAAATCTTTTGCTGTCCAACCAACAATGACCCCGACACATAAAAATAAAAATGATAATGTAGCCGAGAAAAAAAGAATCGTAGTATCAGTCATTGTACTTCTCCAGTTATGATGGTGTGTTCTTCTCCCATCTCAGATCAATTACAAAATAATAATTGCGTCTGAATACAGAGAAGGCTTTCTTAAAACCAAAACCTTTTTTAGGTATGGGATCTTTCTGTTTCCTCCTAAGCATTAATTCTATACCTTTATTTATGGACAGATCTGAAGGGTTATTCTTATCTGGCATTAATAAATCCTTTTTTAATTAACTCTTTGGCAGTCTCAACCAGACCTCCAATAGGTTTGTCATCAATTATAACATACGGATAACCCTTAGCATCAGGATACTTTTCCATGAAGGCATCACGGTTACCGTCATCAATTTTAAACTCATCAAAAGATAAGTTTGCTTTCTGCATCAGGAGTCTCATCTGTTCACAGTAGAAACATCCATCAGTCGAATAGACTTTTATATTACTAGACCAGACTCTTTCCTCTGGTTCCAAATTTCCATGCATAAAAAATGGGAGGGTTTAACTCCTCCCATTGTATCAGATTGTCAGTTGTGTGTCAACCTATTGCTGGAGCAACAAGTGCTACCTCTGAAGTCTCAGCAGCAGCAAGGTCGAGTGGGAAGTTGTGTGCGTTACGCTCATGCATAACTTCCATACCTAAGTTTGCTCTGTTAAGAACGTCACCCCATGTAGGAACAACCTTACCATTAGCGTCCACTACAGACTGGTTGAAGTTGAATCCATTCAAGTTGAATGCCATTGTACAGATACCCATAGAGGTTAACCATACACATACAACTGGGAATGTTGCGAGGAAGAAGTGAAGTGAACGACTGTTGTTGAATGATGCATACTGGAAGATTAAACGTCCGAAGTATCCATGAGCAGCAACGATGTTGTATGTCTCTTCTTCTTGTCCGAATTTATAACCGTAGTTTTGTGATTCGTTTTCTGTTGTTTCTCTGATTAGAGATGATGTCACGAGTGAACCGTGCATTGCAGAGAAGAGTGCTCCTCCAAACATACCTGCAACACCTGCCATGTGGAAGGGGTGCATTAGAATGTTATGCTCTGCTTGGAACACAAACATAAAGTTAAACGTACCTGAGATACCGAGTGGCATACCATCAGAGAATGAACCCTGACCGAATGGATACA